GGGAATTTGCAGCCTGCGCCACGCACAGCACGCCGCAGCTGTTCCACGCGCTGTCATAGCTCGTGTCGACCGGCGCGGGATAGATACACTGCGCCGTCGCGTCGGCGAGAACGCCCGTCACAGTCACGGTCTGCTGCTTAGTGCTGGAATTCCAGCCCGCCACCGTCAGCGTCACCTTGCGCATGATGACGGGCGAGGCATAGTCCGTCTCAGGGGTAGCAGCAACCAGCCCGCCCGAGCCATTGCCCTTGATCGGCTTGGTGGTGGAGGGGACATTGACGGGGCCTGCGGGGCCCTGCGGGCCGGTCGCGCCGGTCTCGCCTTTCTCGCCCTGCTCGCCCTTTTCGCCCTGGTCTCCCTTGGGGCCTTTGATGTTCACCGTCTTCGGGTTCGTGAGCTTGCCGTTGTTCGTCCAGCTCAGGTCGCCGTTATCGCTGACCGACGGCGTGAAGTACGGGCCGGTGTCGCCCTTTGCGCCGTCCGCGCCCGCGGGGCCAGCCGGACCGGCCACGCCCTGTACGCCCTGCGGACCCTGTTCACCCTGCGGACCCTGCGGGCCGGTGGGCCCCGTGTCGCCTTTCGCGCCCTGCAAGGGGCCGTTGTTGATGAACTCGCCGGTAATACCGTCGAAAATGTAGATGTCGTAGGGCTCTGCCGTGCCCACGCCGTAAGCATCGCCCGCCGCTGCGGTCGCTTTCTGCGCGGCGTCGAGCGCAGCCTTCGTGCCGTAATAGCCCAGCACCTTGAAGCCGCTGCCGGTCTCCCCCTTGGGGCCTGCGGGGCCCTGCTCGCCTTGCGGGCCGGTCTGTCCCTGCGGACCCTGTTCGCCCTGCGGGCCGCGCGGACCTTCGGGGCCGGTCGGTCCGGTCGCGCCGGTGTCACCTTTCTCTCCTTGGGGGCCGGTATCGCCCTTGTCGCCTTTCAGCGCGGCAAGCTGCGCCGCCGTAAAGTCGGAATAGGTAAAGGCATCGCCCTTGTCTCCCTTTGCGCCCTGTGGGCCAGCGGGGCCAGTCTCGCCTTGAATGCCCTGCTCCCCCTGCGGGCCGCGCGCGCCGGTCTCACCTTTGGGGCCCTGCGGCCCCGTCGCGCCGGTTGCGCCGGTATCTCCCTTGGGGCCCTGTGCGCCGGTTGCGCCCGTGTCTCCTTTGGGGCCGGTTGCCCCAGTCTCGCCCTTGGGTCCCTGTTCTCCGGTATCGCCCTTGGGGCCGACTTCACCCTGCGGTCCGGTCGCGGCAACACCCGTATCGGCAAAAGCGCCCGCCGCCGCATCCCACTTGAACCAGTTGCCCGTGGTCTCGTCGACGTATGGCATCTTGGATACCGCCGTCTCCGCATCCGCCGCCGCCTGCAAAACCTCATCGACCCAGCTTTGATAGGCTGCGGGCGGCTCGGTCGTGCCGTTTGCGCTCAGCGACGGCTCGACCACCGTGCGCCACGTCCGGCTCTTGGCGATCGCGCCGCCCACGGTGTAGGTGAGCTCGGCCATGCCCTCGCCCGCCTTGGCGGTGTCGGCGTTGCTCAGTGTCCAGATCACGTCACCGTTCTCGCTCTTAAGGCTCGCGGGATACGGCGCGCTGTCGCCCTCGCGCAGCACCGTCAGCGCGAAGACGCCCTCGCCGTACAGTCTCGACCAGCTGTCCGCAAGGCCGCGCCAGACGATCCTCTGCGCCTCGTTCTCGCCCTGATGGCCCAGCGGCAGATAGGGCAGCTCGCGTACTTCGATCTCTCTCATACGATCTCATACCCCCTCTCGTAGCCCTGCGCCGGTTCATGCGTCCTGCCCCAGTAGCGGACAAAGTTGCCGTAGGCCTCGTTATAGAGCTGGCTCGAATCGGCATATCGGCTGTACTCGCCGTTCTCCGCGTCGATCTTCGCCTTGAGGTACAGCACGTACAGCTCATCGTGCGGGGCCTTCACCAGCAGCTCTTCGTCCATGCCGTCCGGATAGCCGGTCGCCATGATCTGCTCGAGCTCTTCCGGCGTCGCCAGCAGCACGTCCGCCGCGATCCTGCCCTCGAGCGCCTTGAGCCATTCGAATTTTTCCTCTTCGGGAAAGGCGTTCGGCTTCGCCGTGTCGGCGTGCTGCATCGCTTTTCTCGGCGTCATGTTCTTCTCTCCTCTCTCAATGATGGATAAAGGCGGGCGCGGGTCTTGTCCCACGCCCGCCTTGGCTATTTAGCTTAGAGCGAGTTGCCCGCCGCGATACCGCCGATGGCGGCAAAGCGCCAGTCGTTGAAGCACGCGTTGAAGCGGCTGCGGCCGCGCCAGACGTTCGCGTCGGTGTTCTCGTCGACGGTGGAGCGCACCTCGAGCTGAACGCGGTCATTCCACACCGCGCCGCCGTAGGTCTCGTTGTACTTGCTGTCCAGCAGCACCCACGGGGAAACGCCGTTTGTGATGTAGTGGTTCAGATACGGCCACACGATGACGTTCCAACGGCCGTACTGATAGTTGAAGGCGTTGTTCGCGCTCACGGGGTCCTTGTCCGCGCCGATCGCCGCGAATACCGCTTTTTTGAGGTCGGCGTTCTCGGGGATCAGGATCGTATCGGGGGCCACGTCAAGGATCTCGTCGTTATCGCCGCGGAACAAGTGCATCTTGGTCTCGAGCTTGCCCAGCGTGTCCACGCTGAACGCATCCTTGAAACAGTTGCACTGCTTGTCGCCGCTCACCTTGGGCACGTGCTCCTTGGCAAACAGGTTGCTGCCGTCCGCGCCCGTCAGGTCGAACTTGACGCCCTTGAAGGTCACGCTGCCGTTGCCCATCATGGCCGCGCCGTACAGCGCCGCGCCGAAAAGCTCGCGCGTGCGCTTGTAAGAGGTCATAAAGGCCGCAGGCTGCTTGCGCATGTCGAGCAGCTTGCCGTCCTCGATCATCTCCTTGGACACGCTGAAAGAGTCCTTCCACGTCTGGTACTTGAGGAACTTCTGGTAGCCCTCCTGCATGCCGTCCAGCGGATAAGCGCCGTTCTCGCCCACGGGCTCAAAGCCGCTCATGGCCGTCAGCGTGGTCATCACGTCGCCGTAGTTCTTGGAAGAACCCGTCAGGAACAGGTTCTTCAGCACGCTGTTCTGCTCAAATTCCTCGCCGCGCTTTTCAAGGAACATCTTGATCGGCGCCTGGCAGTTGCCGTAAACGCTGTTGTTCAGGTTGCTCGATTCCGAAAAAATGATTTTCATTGCTTACTTTCTCTCCTCTCTTCCGTTTTCCTTAGACAAAGCGGCCGCGGATCATGCTGCCCGCTGCCGCGCCCTCAAGGCTCACGACCTCGAACGTGCCGGGCACCGCCGCATCCGATGCGCCCGTGACGTACTTTGCCTTGAGACCGCCGCTCGCCACCTGAAGCTTGGTGCCGACCTTCACGGCCGCTGCGGCCGCCGCGAGCTCGGTTTCAAAGGTGTACTTGCCCTGCACGCGCGTCACCGCGAGCAGCTCACCCGCGGCCACCGTGCCGCTCTGCATGCACACATAGGGCGGCGTGGTCGCCTGGTCGGCAGCGATCGCCGCCAGCTTGCCGTCCGTCACGCCCAGCAGTTGGCCGACCTGATACGTGCCCGCCGCCGCTTCGATGTACTCAAACGGGGTCATTGCCCCGTCCGTCGATTTGATGGGAATAAACATTGCGTTCCTCCTTGTCTCGTTAATTTCTGTTCTTCTCGATCCACGTGCGGATCTCCTCGTCCGTCGCCGTGGGATTGAAGATGCGGAAGCTCGCCAGCTCCTCGCTCGTCACGACCTTGCCGCCCGCGCCGCGGGATGCTGCCGCGCCGGTCAGGTGGTCCTTACCCCTCTGACCTGTCAAGGCCTGCGCTCTCGCCGCCTCGGCCAGCGCCTTCTCGCGCCGCTCGTGCGTCGAGATGAGGTAGGCGTCGTAAAACGACATGCCGCTCTTCACGCGCGCGTAGAATTCCTCGCTCTCCGGCAGTTTCAAAAGGTCCTCCACGCCGTTCACCTCGGGCTCGAGCGCGTGGATCTTCTTGATCTGCTCGTCGATGGCGCGCTGCATTTTCTCCTGCTCCGCCGCGGCCTGCTCGCGCTCATGCGCCGCCACGATCTCGGCTGCCTGCTTGACGACAGGATTCTCGCTGATCGCCTCACTGAGAGATTCCTGCGTCAGCTTCCCGGCCTTGAGGTCGCTTTCGAGCTTTTGCTGCTTGAAGGACTTCGACCACTCGTCAAACTGCTCCTTCGTCGCGATGGGCTCGCCCGTGATCGTGTTCTTGAGCCCCGCACTTGCGAAAAAAGCCTTCCACTCCGCGGCCATCTTCTCGCTCTGCGCCTTGAGCGCCGCGTCCACCGCGGCCTGCTGCTCGGCTCTGCGCCGCGCCGCCGCATGAGCTCTGCGCTCGTCGGGGGTCTGCTCCTTCTTCGCGCCCTCCGCATCGTTGTTGTCTTCTGCGCCTTCCGCGCCGTCCTGGCCCTCGGGAGCGGTTACGGCGCCCTCTGCGCCCTCTCCGCCCGTCGTGCCGGTATCGCCGCCCTCCGGTGCGCCGTTGGTCTCTTCTGCGGCCGGGGCAGCGGCGCCCGGCTCGTTTGCGCCTGTGGGCTCCTGCTGCGTGCCTGCCTCGTCAGGCGGCACCGTCAGGCCCATCGCTTCATAAACCTGCTGTTCCGTGAATTCCATTTTCTCTTCCTTTCCGGCATTTTCCCGCTCTTGCCCTGCGCATTGCAGCTTCATATTGCTGCGTTGTAAAGCGTTTCCGCTTTGCTTACTTCTTGCCCGTGCGAAGGTCGCTGCCGGTGTGCACGACGCCCTTCTTCGCGTCGGTCTGCTGGTTCGGCGCTTTCACGACCTGCGTGCCGCCGTTCTTGATTCTGCCGACGTAACCGCTCTTATTGCTCATGCCCGTGTCCTCCTTTCCTTCGGATTCGGCATTTTCCCGCTGTTGCCCTGCGCTGCGCAGCCGTTGGCAGCTCTGCTGCCTTACGGATGCGGCGTCCCCCTTGCGAGGGCTGCGCAGCCGTTGGCGGCTTTGCTACCTTACGGATGCGGCGTCCCCTTTACGGGGGCATATGCTCTGCGCGTCATCTTTCGCGCCTTTAGCCTTTCTTACTGCGGCATGTAAAGTTCTTCCGCTTGCCCGCCGCTCGCGGCGTTCATGGCGTCGGCTTGTGCCTGCGCGTCGATCGCCGCGGCCAGCTCGTCCGGCACCGCCGCGCCGCCGCCCGGCATATCGCCCTGCATGGCCGCCTGCTGCGCCGCCTGCTGCGCGGCCATTTCTTCCTGCCGCTGCGCCTTCTCTTCGAGGTGCTTTTTCGTCTGCGCCGCGCCGGGGTAGTGCAGCTCCTCCATCTTCGCCCAAAACAAAATGAGCGTTTCAAGGTCCGTCGGGTCGCCGAAGGCCCTGCCCTCAAGGTTCTGCCGCGTCTCCTGCCACATCGCCTCGCGGTTGCTCGCCAGCGGCGCGCTCGTGTCGCACGAGAAAAGGAACTGATCGTTCCAGTGCAGCTCGCCGTCTTCGCCTTCTTCGAGGAAGTCATAGCGGTTGAACTCCTCGTACATCGTCTCGCCCGTGCTGTCCTTATACGTCACCGGCCGCGGCTCGTCCGAGTACGCCAGCCAGAATTTGAACATCGTTTCGAAGAGCTCAGCATAGGCCGCGTTCTTCATCACGCGCTTGCTCTCGAGGCGTCCCGCCGCCTGCGCGGCGGAAAACTCCTTGGCCTTGCCGCTCGTTGCGGTCGTGTCCTGCCTGCCCTGAAAGCTGTCCGTGATGCCGATGATCTGCCGCGCCTCTTCGTACACCTGCGCGAGATACGTGAGCTCGTACTGCAAATTGCCCGAAAAATCGTAGACGTCGATGAGGCTTTTGTCGCTCGGCTTTCCGATGTACCAGCGCTCGCCGTCCTCGGGATCGGTGCGCAGGTCCACCCGGTCGGGGAGCGTGATGCGCGTGCCTGCCTTCATCAGTCGGTCGATGATCTTCTGCTCGATGCGGTTGCTCGTGTTCTGCTGGTCGCGGATCATATCAACGTCGCTGTTTCCGAGCAGCTGGCCGAAGACGCTCACGCTGCGCTGCAAGATGATCGGGTAGCGGTCCGGCCGGTAATACGGGATACGCACCGGCGCCTGAATTGGTAGGCCGTTTTCGTCCACCGTCTCCTGCATCCCGCCGACAAACGTGCCATCGCTGCGCTGTACCGGCGCATAGAGCTCTTCGAAGTCCTGCGTCTTGCTCTCCCAGTCCTTGCCGCCGCACCACGGGCACGCACCGCCTGAGTAGGCCGTGCCGTTTACCTCCTGCCCCGGCAGCGGCTTTACCTTGCCGCAGCTCTTGCACACCGGCTGCCTGCGTGCCTGATAGTCCTTGAGGTTTTCGAGCTCCGTGTCGTTCACCCACGTGTAGCGGTCGATGCCGCCGCGCTCGTTGAGCTTGTAGCCGATGTAAAGCGTCAGGTTTCGGTTGCTCGTGGAGCCGTCGCCGCCGCGGACATCCGGCTCGCTCTCACCCTCGTTTTCAAGCAGCACGCCGTAGCGGCGCTCGACGTAGCCCTTCGTCGTCGGCACCTTGACGATGAAATAATCCATGTCGGCAATGCCCGTGTAGACGTTCGGCTGCGGCGCGAACTGCTGCGGGTGGATGAGCGTCACGTTCACCTCGCCGACGGTCGTGCTCGTGCGCTTCGTGTTGTCCCACTCGACCAAAAAGCCCACGCCGCCCTGAATGGGCACCGTGCGCTCGGCCAGATCGTTCAGCGCCTCAAACGGGAGCCGGTCGAGCTCGTTGCGCAGAAAGTGCTCGATCACGTCGGCCAGGTGCTCGTCCTTCTTGCGCCGCGGCGTCACCTTCGGCTGCGGGATGCTGCTTGATACCTGGCTTTCGATGTTCTCGAACGTGATGTTGCGCACGTGGCTTGTCTTTTTCAGCGTGCCGTCGCGGTGCGTGTCGCCGGGGACGAGCGGCTGCATCGTGCGGTCCCCGTTGTAGACCGCCTCGCGCTCGTTCATTTTTTCGACTTCTTTCGACCACTTGGCGTCGCTTTCATTGAGCCTCGCCTGCCACTCGCGCAGCTCCTCGCTGATCGTGCTTGTCTTTGCTTTTTCTTCCATGTCTTTTCTCCCTCTCATCGCGGCTCGCCCCAGAGCGCCAACATTTCTGCCCGCTCGGTCTCGCTCGCGCTGTTGTAGTCCTCCCACATGTCCGCCGTCCAGCGCGTTTTCTTCGTGCTGCCGGCAGTCTTAATTTCCATCGTCTGCTGGGGCCGCGCATAGTGCGCGATCGCCAGCGCCATCACGCAGTCGTCGTGCGCGCCCGGCTCGGCCTCACCCTGCAAGTCTTTCTCCCGCCGCACGAATGTCAGCATCTCGAGCAGCGTGTCGCGGTCGTTCACCGTGCTCATGCTCTCGCGCAGAATGCGGATGAGCTCAGACAGGATCACCGGCCGCGTCAGCCGGTTCGTCTGGAAGCCGAAGGCGTGCTTGATCTTGCCTGTGAAGTCGTCCTCCACCTCGCGCACATACAGGTTGCGGTAGCCCATCAGGTCGAGCAGCTTCGTCGGGTATGTCGAGAAGTTCGTCTCGATGGCGAGCAGCGCGTCGTTGTAGTACTTGCCGAGGCAGTACATCTGCCTCGCATACGTGTCCTCGTCGTACTGGTGGCGCAGCGTGCAGACCTGCTTTCCCGTGATGTTGTCGAGCACCTGCCCCACGAAGTAGT